AATTAGGATATGTTATCGGACTTGATGTACTTATTTCTAACTTAACTGGAGATGATAGAGCCCCATCAATAGATTCTTTTAATAAAAAAGAGCTTATTAGAGGATTTAGTACAATGTCTAAATTTTCATCAAATAAAAATCTAAGAGAAGCAAGTAAAGAATTTGAACTAATAAAAGATATATATTCTAAAATCGATTCTTTATCAAATGATTTAGGTCTAGAACAAGGTTTTGCCCCAAGAGAAGGAGCTGCATCTATACTAAGACAGTTACTTTCAACAAAAGCTAAAAATAAACCAGGAGAGGGAGGATATATAGTAGATGTAGCTGAAGATGGTAAAATAAAGTACACTCAAGTAACGCAAAGTAAAATAGACTCATTAGATTCTGATACTATTATAAAATACGTTAGTGCAAACGGTTCCGCATTACAAATATATCCTGACGATTTATTCGGGTAAAAAGTTATGGCAAAAGATATAAAAAAAATAATAGCACAAGAGTATATTAAGTGTGCTAAAGATCCGGCGTACTTTATGAAAAAGTATTGCCATATACAGCATCCTACTAGAGGACGTATTTTATTTGCTCTATATCCTTTTCAAGAAAAAGTCCTTCATTTATTCAGAGATCATCAATACCTTATCACTCTTAAATCAAGACAGTTAGGTATATCTACTTTAGCTTCTGCATATACTCTTTGGTTAATGTTATTTCATAAAGATAAAAACATTCTTGCATTAGCAACTACTCAAGCAACAGCTCGTAACTTAGTAACTAAAGTAATCTTTATGTATGATGAGTTACCAAAATGGTTAAAACTACCTTCTGTTGAAAAGAATAAACTATCTTTAAGATTAAAAAACGGATCTAAGGTACAAGCTAAATCATCATCAACTGATGCTGCAAGATCAGAAGCGGTATCGTTACTCTTAATAGATGAGGCAGCGTTTATAGATAATATAGAAGAAACATTTACTGCAGCACAACAAACATTAGCTACCGGTGGTCAATGTATGGCTTTATCAACACCTAACGGTATAGGTAACTGGTTCCATCAGACATGGGAGAGAGCTGAATCAGGAGAAAATAGTTTTTTACCAATCAGATTACCATGGACAGTTCATCCTGAAAGAGATCAAAAATGGAGAGATCAACAAGATGCAGATTTAGGTCCTAGAATGGCTGGACAGGAATGTGATTGTGATTTCTTAGCATCTGGTGATACGGTATTTGAACCGGAAGATATGTTATTCTTTGAAGAAACTTATCAGAAAGACCCAGTAGAAAGACGAGGAGTAGATGGTAACTTATGGATTTGGGAAGGAGTTGATTACGGTAAATCATATATGGTAGTAGCAGATGTTGCTAGAGGTGACTCTACTGACTATTCTGCTTGTCATGTATTTGATATAGAAACATGTACTCAAGTTGCTGAATATAAAGGTAAGTTATCTCCTAAAGATTTTGGTAACTTTCTATGCGGACTAGCATCAGAATATAACGAAGCATTATTAGTTTGTGAAAATGCTAATATAGGATGGGCTACAATAGAACAGTTATTAGAAAGAGAATACAGAAACATATATTATAGCTCTACTTCCAATATGGAATCTGTAGAGACATACATGCATAAGTACGAACGTGATAAACTTGTACCTGGTTTTACTATGTCGATGAGAACAAGACCTTTAGTAATAGCTAAGATGATTGAATACATTAGAGAGAAATCTGTTACTATTCAATCTAAAAGGTTAATGCAAGAAATGAGAGTTTTCGTATGGAAAAATGGTAAACCTCAAGCTCAAGATAGGTATAATGATGACCTTATAATATCCTGTGCAACTGCTCTTTATGTAAGAGATACAGCTTTAAAACTTAGACAACAAGGTATGGACTTAGCTAGAGCTCAACTATCCTCTTTTAGTAATCTTAATGCTCAAAACAAAGCTGTTATGAAAAATGTTGCTTACCAGAGAGAAAATCCTTATCTTACTAAAACAGCATATGGTGAGGAAGACATCAGATGGTTGTTAAAATAGATCTATTTATAATTAAAAATAAACCGTAATGGCGGATACTTCACTTTTTGGTAGGCTACGTAGACTTTTTGCTAATGATATAGTAGTCAGAAATGTCGGTGGTGACGAGTTAAAAGTTGCAGATGTAAATCAAATACAAACTACAGGACGATACGAAACTAACTCTTTAGTAGATAGGTTTACTAGACTTTACCTTTATAATAATAAAAATATATTTAATCCTAATCTGAACTATCAGACATTAAGGATTCAACTCTATTCTGATTATGAAGCAATGGACACAGATCCTATTATAGCTTCTGCATTAGATATTATTGCCGATGAAGCAACTGTAAAGAATGATCAAAACGAAATCCTTTCAGTAAAATCTTCAGATGAGAATATTCAAAGAGTACTTTATAACTTATTCTATGACGTATTAAATATAGAATTTAACTTATGGTCATGGACTCGTAACATGTGTAAATACGGAGACTTTTTCTTAAAGCTAGAAGTAGCAGAGAAGTTTGGAGTTTACAATGTTTTACCTTATACAGTTTACCATATGGTAAGGAGAGAAGGAGAAGATCCTGAAAACCCATCTAAAGTTATTTTTCAACTTGATCCTGATGGTATAGCAGCTTCTCAACATCCTAACTACTTACCTAAACGAAAAGGAGAGAGTAGAGTAGTAGAGTTTGATAACTATGAGATAGCTCATTTTAGGTTAATATCAGATACTAACTACCTTCCTTACGGTAGATCTTATATCGAACCTGCAAGAAAGATATTTAAGCAAGTAACTCTTATGGAAGATGCGATGTTAATACATCGTATAATGAGAGCACCTGAGAAAAGAATGTTCTATATTAATGTAGGTTCTATTCCACCTAATGAGGTTGAGCAGTTTATGCAAAAGACTATCAATCAAATGAAAAAGACTCCTTATGTAGGAGAAGATGGTCAATACAACTTACGATTTAACCTTCAGAATATGATGGAAGATTTCTACCTACCAGTAAGAGGGGGAGATACTTCTACTAAGATAGAGACTACTAAAGGATTAGAATACGACGGTGTAACAGATGTAGAGTACTTACAATCAAAAATGTTTGCAGCTCTAAAGATACCAAAAGCTTATTTTGGTTATGAAGGAGACTTACAAGGTAAAGCTACATTAGCAGCAGAAGATATAAGATTTGCCAGAACAGTAGAAAGAATACAGAAAATAATGGAATCAGAGCTTACTAAAATAGCTCTAGTACATTTATACACGCAAGGCTTTACAGGAGAATCTCTTACTAACTTTGAACTTAGATTAACAGTACCTTCTATTGTATTTGAACAGGAGAAAATAGCTCTACTAAAGGAAAAAGTAGATTTAGCTGCTCAAATGAAAGATACTAAAATGTTCTCTTCTGATTATATCTACGAAAAGATATTTGATATGTCAGAAGATCAATATATGCAAGAAAGAGATCTAGTACGTGAAGATAGTAAATCTATGTTTAGAATAGCACAGATAGAAAACGAAGGTAATGATCCAGCTAAATCAGGTACTACATACGGTACACCACATGATCTAGCATCTATGTACGGTAGACGTTCAGTATCTACTCCCAAAGGAGGATCACCAGGAGAACTACCTCAAGGATATTCAGAAATGGAACCTAAATGGGGTGAACCTGGACCTGAAGGTGGTAGACCTAGAGAAAAAGCTTCTTTATACGGAACTAATGATAATCCATTAGGAGGACGTGATCCTTTAGGGGTACAAGGTATGCATGGAGGGTTTCCATCAGACAATGAAAATGTTATGGAGAACCTTACAACACAGGCAGTTTATCATAAAAACAAAGAGGCATTAAAAAATATTGTATTCAGTAAAGAATCTAAATCTGAACCAGATCTTCTAAAAGAAGATAACATTAAAGATTTAGGTAACTGATACATATTTATATATAGTAAACGTGTATAATGAAGATAAAACATTCGAAATTCCGAAATACAGGTCTTTTATTTGAATTGTTAGTGAAGCAAATTACAGCTGATACTTTAAACAATAGTGATTCTGCTGCTGTTTCTATACTTCAGAAGTTCTTTGCTAACTCATCTAGTTTAGCAAAAGAGTATAAACTTTATGAGTTCATAACAAAAAATAGAAATGTATCTCAATCTAAAGCTGAAACAATAGTTTCAACCATTACTGAAGTATCTAGAAAGCTGGATAGTAAAAGTATAAAGAATCAAAAGTATAAACTTATATCTGAGATTAAAAATCATTATAATATAGATGAGTTTTTCGGTATGCAAGTTAGAGATTATAAACCTCTAGCTGCTCTGTACTGTTTGTTAGAGGCCCAAAATAATGACAATCTTATTAATCCTCAAATTCTTATTGATAATAAGACAACCATTTTAGAGCATCTTACTTCTTCACAGCAGAATGAAGACGAAGTAAAAGATACACTTATTGAAGAGTATTCTAAGTATGATAAAGATTTAAAACTATTAACATTTAAAATCTTATTAGAAAAGTTTAACAGCAAATATAAAAATCTTTTACCTGAACAAAAAAATATACTTAAAGAGTTTATCACATCAGTTAACTCTCAATCTCGTTTACGGTCTCTCGTTAATGAAGAAATGAATAAAATAGCATCAGCTGTTAGAAACCTTTCTTCTAAGATTACTAACGAGGTAGTAAAAATAAAACTAAGTGAAGTAGCAAAAAGTATTAAACCTTTAGATAAAAAATCTAAAGTTAATGATAGCCACTTAGTAAACTTAATGCAGTATTACGACTTAGTTAATGAGTTGAAGTCTTTATAATGAAAAGATCACAGCTAGTATCATTAGTTAAAGAAGTAATGCTAGAGCTAGATGAAGCAAATGTTACTAACGTAGGAGGAGCATCATTTACTCCTGGTGATGGAGCACAATATGCTACACCTAAAGCATTCGGTAAAGGTAAAAGAGCTAAAAAAACACTATCCAACCTTGGTTGGAAACAACAAGAAAGGCCAAAGAGGCCTTCACATACTAAAGGATTTGACTACTTATAAGATATGAGACAAGTAACCGCAACAGAAAAATATAACGCCGTACTAGAAGGCAGTATGGTCAAGAGAGAGTTTGTTCGTCAAATGAAACAAGCTTTTCCTAACCTAATATCACAATATGACGGATTTGACTCTTCAGTACAGATTCTTAAAAACAGAGGAATGATCTTTGAAACTGCTAAACCAGCCTTTTCAGAAGCTAAAGTTTATGATGATCGTCCTGCTCTTACCTACTCTTTAGATGCTTTAGACAGAGGTGTCAGAGCTGAACTTACCGTACTAGGTTTAGATCCTGCTTGTGACCCTATTAAAAAAGAAGACTTAGATACAGCTACTAATAAAGCCAAAAGTAACCTAGAAAAAAATGCCACTCACTATCTAGATTTAATGTCAGGTGAATCTAATAAAGTAGATAAACATGATAAAGAAGTAGAAGTTAAAAGGGGAGCCGGAACAGTAGATACTTTTAACGGACTTAAAAAAGCTACATTAAAAGAAGAAGTCATTAAAGAAGATGAGGAAGAAGATGCTAAGAATGATTTAGATTCTTACGATCATGACTTTCCTCACCAAGACGAGGAGGCAGTAAACCCCAACCCACCAATGTCTGAAGATGCTAAAAAGCAACTCTTAGGTAAAGTAATCGGAGCATTAAGAACTAACTACCCAGACATTACAGCAGGTATACTAAAAGATTTTATAAGAACACATGGAGAAGATCTTCTAGATGGAGCAGATATCGAAGACGAGTTTAGAGAGTATATCTCTGTAAACTATGAAGGTCCTTCTGATATGGGTGAAAAGAAAGGAACTGAACACGACGGAGATGGAGACATCGATGGAGATGATTATATGGCTGCTAAAGATAAAGCTATCAAAAAAGCAATGGGTAAGGATGAAAGCTATGCAATGAAAAGAATGCAACAAGCTCACGACCAAGACAGACGAGCTGGTCAAAAGTCTACTTACGATAAAGCTAAAGAAAAACAAGCAGAAAAAGAAAAGCAACTTAAAGAAGCTATTAAGTCTATTATAAAGAAGACTTTAAACGAGGACGTTGTAAACGAAGCTGCTACAGGTAGACTATCTCAAAAGATGGAAGATTTCGGAGCGTATGCAGGAGCACAGAACGTTATTAACTCACTGGAAAATATCGTTACTGAAGTAGAATCTTTCTACGGTAAGGTAAGAGATAAGATTCAAAAAGTTTACAATGATATGGATAGTATCGAGAATGATGAAGGTTTAAAGATAGGACCATTTATTGGCCCTTCTATAGAATCGGCTTTCCTTCAAGATCTACGTCCTGTAACTAAAAAAGGCTTTACAAAAGATCTACAGTTACCTAAAACTCAACGTATTGATCCGGAAATGCTAGCACAAGCAAGAGCAAACGGAGAAGTTGATGAATCTCCAGAAGGTCCTAAAGAAACAATATTTACACCAAACTTTTAAGATATGGCTGAATTATTAATAAACGTTACGCCATTCAGATCTGTACTCAAAGAATCTAAAACTAAACCTGGAGTTTTTGAGGTAGAAGGTATAATGCAGAGAGCTACTGCCGAAAATCAAAACGGTAGGGTATATGCAAAACCTATTCTTGAAAGAGAGACTAAAAAATATATGGATGAGTTTGTCAAAAACGGAAACGCTTTCGGTGAACTAGACCATCCAGATAAACCTGTAGTAGAACTCAAAAACGCATC